ACTTACGCAAAAAAGGCCTCATAATTCCAGAATCTATCGTAGCCGGCGCTTTCTATGGCTCATTTGAGGCGGTTATGCAGGAGCCGTTTAAGGAAAGCTTAAATGCTGCCAAGTTCACGCTAATTAATATTTCCAATTTTATCAATGAAGAACGGCCGTATTTTGAATCTACAGAAGCTATTGTTTCAATGACCGATGACGAATTGATACATCCCGATAAGGAAGACTCCACTGAGTTGGGTGACGTCCCGCAATCTACTGAGAAGGGCTCAATTCGCCCGGGCTACGTACGTGATCCTTATTCGTTGAGCTACATGTACACCCTTTAAGGAGTTTTGTGATGTCTGAAATGAAACTGATAATGGAGAACTGGAACGGATATGTTACAGAAATAGCTATCGAACCAAAAAGAGCACCAATGACTTGGGCCCAGTTATCTGTTATTACCCAAGCGGCCGCCCTGAAAGCGAAAGGTAAGTTAACTAAAGAAAAAGAAAGCGCTCTTCTGGCCCAGCTGACTGATGTCGGCTCCGATTTAGCAATTTCATTGTTGACAGATATGATCCCCTTTGCAGCTACCGCTAAGACAGTTGGCATGGCCATGGCCGGCCTTTGGAAAACCTATGCACAAAAACCAGATCAAGACACCGCAGACAATCCAATATTATCTGCTTTTAATTTAAGCGACGGGTTTCAAGAATTAATTGATGATCGACTTGAAGATGAGTTTATAAAAGAAAAGATCCCGGAGATTGAAAAAATGGCACAAGCAGCCCCCAACGAGCCTATTCCTAATATGGATGAAGTAATCAAGCAATGGCTAGCCTCGCGCCCCATCGGTGGCCAGAAGGGTAATACCGTCGACCGAGTAAAACAATAATGGAATTGCTCACATTTATACTGTGTGCCTACGGGCTCACTCAAATTTTAGTTTATAGTGATATGCCTGTATTACAAAAATTACGTCCTTCAAAGGAATTTGGAGCCGGCTACGGTAAGGTATTTCACTGCCCCATGTGCATGGGTTTCCATGTTGGGTGGGTTTTGATGCTGCTTTCCCCGTTTACAGAACTATTTAGTTTTGATGTTACTGTATTCAATTTCTTCCTTCTAGGATGGTTATCTTCAGGAACATCCTATATATTAAACATGGTCTTTGGCGACCACGGAGTTAAACATGAACACAAATACTTGGACCGACAAGTGGATGCTGCAACCAGTTAGACGCTGTTGTAAAGGATCTTAGCTATGGGTCAGAAATTACTGAGAGAATATTACGAACTTTGTGAAGGTGGCGTTTGTCAGGACCTACTCACAGAAGAAGAGAAAGCTTTTGTTACGGCTGGAGGTATGTACTTAACTGGAATAATCCAACGTGCAGACACAGTTAATGGTAATGGCCGTGTTTATCCTTATAACGTCTTAATGCGCGAGATGAAAAACTATGACAAGCTTGTGACCGAACGTCGCGCTTTGGGAGAACTAGACCATCCAGAAGATTCAGTAATCAACCTTAAAAATGCATCTCATATGATGACAAAAGTTTGGTGGGACGGCAAGAATGTTATGGGGAAAGCTAAAGTGCTTGATACTCCTTCTGGGCAGGTTCTTAAAACGCTTGTACAGTCGGGCGTCAGCATCGGTATTTCATCCCGCGGTATGGGTTCTGTAACCGAGGCTCAGGGAAACACTGTTGTCGAAGACGACTTCCAATTGATTTGCTTTGATTTTGTTTCTGAGCCATCAACTCCTGGTGCTTTCATGATGAAAGAGGCAAAAGATTTTACTAACAAGGTATTCACCAAAGCTGATCGAATTAATAGACTTTTAAACGAGGTTCTCGAAAATGAGTGACTGGAGTAGTTTTAAAGACGCTAAAAAACAAAGTGACGCATGGAGAGACTTTCTCAATGAAAGCGCTGCTTCTGAAGAAGCTGTAGAGATCCCGCTCGATGAGTTCACTGGCGGCTTGAAGAACTTCTTGCGAGGTAAAACGGGCGGCAAACATGGCCTCAGTTATGACAAAAATCAATATACTAAAGATTTAGTCTGCAAGAGGGGCCAACCGTGTAGCACTGGCGACGGAAGTGGCGAGCAACTTGGACCCGAAACATATAACGCTGATGATGTAGTAGCCCTCAACAAGGCGTTTGATGATATAAATCGTCTTCTTGGTCTTGAGATAGATCGAGCAGCCCTATCCCAAGAGCTACAGGATCTACTCACAGATCCCCAAGGGAATAATTATACGATTGAAGAGCAAGCTATTCACAAAGCATCGGTTATCTTAAGCCGCATGCCCACTCTTGGCGATTTATCCAAATATCCTAATCTGACTAAACTTTTTAATGGTGCATTGACCAACGCAAAGACCAAAGCGCATTTACATAAGATTTTAGCACGCGGCGGCTTTTTTGGCAAAGACGGCGATCAGATACCCGACTGGTTTGGCAAGGCCCCAGAGCCTGCGCCGACACCAGAGAAGGAAGCGCCAGAAGCCGTATTGGGTAGCTGCAAGAAATTTAAAGTTAACAAAAATCCTGCGAGCCCATTGATGGCTCTTCAGATGTATTTGCTTAATGTCAAAAAAGAATACCAGCTAAACCCTAAGAAATATGTAGAACTACGTGATTACATTGTCAAACAAAGTGTCGCCGCTGGGTTCTTTAGTGAGTTGGATGCGAAAGAAATTAAAGAAGTAGTCGGCCAAGTTGCCTCTACTAAAACTCCTCGGCGCCAAGTTCGACCAGTAAAAGGATCCAACTCGAAAGCAGCTAAAAGTCGCTCAGTCGACCTGAGTGGCATTTTCCAGATTTTTAAGGATCAAGAGATAGCCCAGTCGATTTATGATTGCTGTAAGTTACAGCTGAAACCAAGTGGTTGGAATATTGGCCGGCCAGCGGCCGCAGAAGAAGAGCCTGCCCCAGAGGAGGTGACCCCAGTAGACGTCGAGGAGATCCCAGACGAAGACGGCGATGGTGTAACTCCAGTGGATGTCGAGGAAATTCCAGATGAAGATGACGCCCCCGAGGTCGAACCTCAAGAGAGAAAAGTATTTTACTTAGCAGATGATTTTAATACCAACAAGATTAAAGGTAGTTGGAACAGCGTCAACAAAAGAAAGGCCGGCCCAAATATCAATTTCCAATCAGACTTAGACGCTTTTGTAAACTTTATTGGCCCATATTTACCTGAGAATGTTTTAAGTGAAAAGAAGACTTCTAACAACCCAGTAGAAAAAATAGCGAATAGCAATTATCTAATTAAAAACAAAGACAAAATTCTGCAACAATTTAAGAAATTAAGTAGAGAAGATCCCAAGAAAGCTGAGAAGGTCAAGAGGATGTCTAGAATATTTATGAAATCTCAATCAAAACCACTACTAAATGATCTTATGCGCAAGGTGCGCACCAAAATGGTGAGTGACCAAGGCGCAGAAGTGGTAGACTTACCCACGAAGAAACAGCCAGCTTCCAAACCCAACCGTGGAGCTTCGGTGGATCAAGGTAAAGTCGCAGAAAACAAACTTAATGAATCTAACACTATCGGGCGATGGAAGTCGCTTGCAGGAATAAAATGAAAAAAACTGATTTAAAACAATTAATCAAGCCCATGGTTAAAGAATGTATTCACGAGGTCCTTATTGAAGAAGGACTTCTGTCTAATGTTGTTGCAGAAGTGGCAAAGGGTATGCAAGCGAGCGTCATCACTGAAACTAAGCAAATTAAGGCGCCGAGCGCAACACGTGAAGAAATGCGACAAAAAACTGCATCTATCAATAAAAAAATGGCTGATCAGAAAAGAAAGATGATGGAAGCAATTGGGAGTGATGCATACAATGGAGTAAATCTTTTCGAAGGTACCACCCCAACGACTGCACCGGACCCAAATCGATTACAGGGCGCCCCAGACTTAGGCGCCCCAGATGATTCTGGAGTTGATATTAGTTCCCTAATAGGTGGAGCTTCCCATATCTGGAAAGCAATCAAGGAAAAGGGAAACTAATGGCTAAAAAATCAAATTTTAAAGTAACTGCCAAAGAGTGTAAAGGCAATCACGAAAGAATGATAAGGAAATTTATCAAGAAAGCTAAGCGAGAGCGAATAGTTGAAGAAATTCGTGAGAGAAAAGAGTACAAAAAGCCTTCGATAAGGAAGAGAGAGAAGAGTGAGCGCGCGCGCCGCCTTCGAGCTAAAGAAGAAAGAAAGCGAGAACGCGCCAAAGAAAGGCGCAATAGAACAAATAAGTGACTATTTATAATGAATACAACAAATTTCAGAGGATTTAAAACATGGCAAAAGGATTAGCACCAATCAGAGCACCGGAAGTTGGTCTCAACAACGTCGGCTCATATCAAGTAAGCGGCCGCCCCTACGCTAGCACGCATACTGCCGGCTCGGCAGCAGAGATAGCATTTCCAATGGTTAGCACATGGTTTCAAGTGATCAACCGCGGAGCTAACCCTGTCAAGGTTGGTTTTTCGGCGGTGGGAGTTTCTGGGTCTAATCACTTTGTGGTGCCCAATTCGGGAAGCGTAACTGGTTTCGGAAAGTCCGACATTTATCATATGAAGGTCTCCGGAATTTGGATTTATGGTGACGCCGGCGCCTCCGCCGTTGACGTTGTTGCTGGTCTCACATGTATTGACCGTAAAAAGACAGCAGGACGCCTCGGTCCGAACTGGTCAGGTTCTGCTGGAGTTGGATAATGGCTACCGGATGGGCATATATAAACTGTACTGCTAGCACCGGTGGCGCATCAGCCACGGGTCCTACTGGTTCCATACAGTTTCATACAAGCGGATCGAACATGACAGGTTCGCGTAATCTTATGTACTTCACTGCGTCTCGCGGTGGTACTCCCGGTGGAACTACAAGCACGCTGGTATTGACTGGGGCCCTTATTGTTAGTGGCGCCATCACCGCGAGTTCTTATAAAATTATTGACACTGAGGTCATCTCTGGTTCAACCATTTTTGGTAATAGTGCCGATGACATACATCTCCGCACCGGTAGTTTAAATGTTGTGTCAAGCGCAGTTGGAGCAGTGTGGACATCAGTCACACCTGTTCTAAGTTCTTCGGCCACCAACCACATGACTTATCTAAAATCAATTCGTGGTAATTATTTTGCTGTGACGGGTACGGTCACACTCAATGGTGGCGCTAATCTTACGAAGAGAGCATATATTTATGGCGTAACTGCAACCGCCAATACAGTTATCACATTAGACGATCCGAGATCTCAAGGCGCCAAAGCTGGTCACATCATGGTAGTGAAAGATCAGGTAACGGCACGCACAAGTTCTCTCATTCTCTCAAAGAGTACAGTAAGTGGATTAGTTGAAGGTGTAAACTATTACCAATTAACTGGTACAATGCCGGCAATTAACTTGTATTCGGATGGAAGCAACTGGTTTGTCTTCTAATTAGTTTTAGGAGGAACTGGTAAATGGCTCATAATTCACTGACGGGCACAGTAATTGCGCCGGCATATTTCGGACCAGGCATTGATGCTGGGACCAACATCCTCTCGGGCAACTTAAGCACGTCCGATGGCGCGAGCATTATTAATGTCCCTCGCGTACAAAACGCGACTGATAATGGTATTGTAACCAATGTAGGCGGCAATGCGAATTCTTTAAATTGTGAAACCAACCTGACGTTTGATGGTTCTTCGCTTGGAATCGTTGGTGGAATGAGTGCTAGTGCACCCGTTTCCGCATCGTTTTTCTATGGGGATGGCAGTCAACTAACGGGTGTGAGTAATGTAAGCCCATCTGGCCCGAATTATTCGGTTCAGTTTAAGAACGCTAGTGGAAACTTAACAGGTTCATTTGGGTTGCGCTTTGAGGGTGATCGGTTAGCATTGGCGGGAGGCCTACAGCTAAGCCGAGCAACGGCGAATGCAACTCTAACCGCATCTACTAAGAGCTATTATATCGGAGTAGATACAACTAACAATGTTGTGGATGTCAGATTGCCCAGCGCTTCTCTAATGTTGAACGGTCAAACGTATGTGGTAAAGGATGAGGGAGGCAATGCTAATAGCAACAACATTACAATTTTAGCCTCCGGAGCCGAAACAATCGATGGTAAAAATTCGATTGTTTTGGAGTCACCTTATGCATCTGTTCAGCTTTATTGTAACGGTATTAATAAATACTTTATCTGCTAAGATTTTTTAGCTGTGAGCCTTCTAATTATAAGCGACCTGTGGAGCGATCCACGGATCAAATCTGGATAGGTGTATTCCTAAACAGATAACCATTATAAAACTATAAAATGGAGGGTTTTTAAACATGGCTTATAAATTTCAATTCGGACCTAGCACAATGTCAGGTACACTCGAACAAGAGGGTACAGTAGATATTACGGGCGCAGGTCTTCTTAAACTGGCGGGGCAAACTTTGTCCGACGCCAACCGTAACGTGACAGCGGCTTCGCTGTCGGGTTCTAACACTCTTAACGTCGCTGGACGCGCAGAGCTTAAAAACGAGTTACACGTTAGTGGAGCAGCAGTCTTTAAGCTTGGTGCTTCAATGGGTGATGCAAACGTCACAAACGTTGGCGACATTGCTTTAGATAGCATTTCTGCCGATGGCGCTAGCTTCTCGTTCGGTTCTAACTGGACAGCTGCTGGTCGCACTTGTGCTGACGGTGGTAT